TGCAAAAATCACATCCAGAATGGGTGCTACCATTTTGGTTTTTTCTTGAGTTTTTCTGCCCTTAAAATATTCTCTAAAACTTTGTTCTACCAACGATTCGAATTGCGGTAACTTCTTTTCGTTCCATTCTTTGCAGAGTTCAGGTAATATTTGTTTGATAGTTGAAAATAGTTCTTTCATATTCCGTCCTTACATTTAATTATAAGGACAGACCAAGTTTTACATCAATTGACTTTCTTCAAACCATTCCAAAAAATCTTCGCAGTTGTTCATTGTCAAAGGAACAAACTCTACAGGTGCTTCTTCTAGTTTAATGAAGTGTTCGTTCTTTAGTTCTTCGACAAAGTCCAAAATTTCTTGTTGGTCAATATCGCTGATCCATTCGCTCAAGCCTGCTTCGGCACTGGCAATCTTATGCTTGAACTGTTGCTTGATTTTCTTTTCAGCTTCTTTAACGTCGATATCTTCGCCTAACCAAAGACAAACAAACTCTTCGGTATATACAGGGCCTACAGCTTGTTGGTATGCCGCAAGACGAGTTCGAATCTTGTCCAGGGCGGCAATGCCAATCTTAAAGTCCCGGGGCTTTTTTACCCCAGGGCATTTACGTAGATATAATCCGTATGGTCTCATTTTACGGGATAAGTTGCTTCGGGTTGAGCCAACTTAAACTTGCTGCCGTGCTTCATATAAGTCAGAACAAGTCCGCTGGTAACTACAACAGGGTGAGCACCCAGACTACCAAAGTGGTCTTCGAATTGTTCCTTGAGTCGTGTATGAACCTTTTCACTCTGTCCATATTTGGTTGTCAAAATCTTACCAAACTCAGTATCAAAAGCTGCTGGCAACATCTTACCAGTTTGTAGTTCAGTTTGCTGATACAGTCGAGCCATAGCCAACATCATGATGCCGCGCACTTCTTCCTTGGGCCATGTATCGCGATGAAACTTCAAACTGCGAGCCAAGTAAATACCTTTAATACCCGAGCTTGCTTGCACAAGGTCGTAAGCACCATACAAGTGTTCAATGTGACTGATATCGCCTGCTTTAGTGCTGGCACGTTTCACTTGACAGTTATTAGCGTCAACGATGTTTTGAACCATAACAGGTTCTGCGTGGCCGCACTCTACGGCAATCATGTGCTCGTTATAGCGATCCAGTTGACGCTTGCCAGACTTGTTGATGGTAATCATACTGTTACCGGCATGGCTGATTAGAATCTTAGTGGCTTCGTCCAGACTGTGTTCGTCGTTAATGTTGGCTTCGGTATACCAAACAGGCATATGAGTCCACCCTTGACGTTCGCAAACACGAGTAGTATGGTGCCCGTCCCACAGCAGATATTTTCCGCTGACAGGATCTTTGACTGCACAAGGAACAATGATAGTATCTGCTTTGAACAGTGCTTCAATCTTTGCAACGTGGTTAGGAATCACGTCACGCTGAAAGCGAGGATCAATGGCGATGTCATCTAAATGCACCCATGCAAACTTAGGAACATTAAGTAGCTTGGGATCAACAGAAAGTCGGGGCATAGGTGCCGGGCCCAGAACTGCGGCCACTGCTTCGCCAATGTCCTTGTTTGGGATAACTCCGTTAGGGTAGTTATTAGCCATAGTCCGCAAGTCAATTGCGGCGTCTTCCATGTCAAAGGGAATGGCATATTTAGAAAGGAATGCTTTAATTCGCTGTTCCTTTTGTTTTGTTTTGCTGAGTTTTGTGATTTTGTTTTTCACGATTGGAGCCTTTGCAAAAGAAGATTTGTTGTTTTTTGCCACGATTTACTTTCAATTAAAGTTGATAAACATTGAATGCAGAATTACCTGCCGCTCTTTTTACATCACAATTTAATTATAACACCAAAACCAATTTGTGCCAATTTATTGTTTAGGCTGCAATCAGATCTTAGTTACAAAAATTATGCCGAATCTAGGCTCAGTATATTCGCATCCTACTCTGTTTAGAGTTTCTTTAGCAAGACTGAGCATCCTACCGCTATTGCCGCAAATTATACTCAACGGCACACTACCTTGATTGATGTAGACAAAGTTTTCTACGACCCGGTCTACATCATAATGCCTAACGCCGTGTAGATCTAGTTGCATTAGAAAGAATGCACTGCTACTAGGCTAGCACCGTATGCCGAGTTGCCTGCCACACCGCCTACGTTAAATTGACGAGCAACATTAACGTTGATTCGACTTTGGCCTTTGCCAAATACTGTATAGCCTAACACCAAGTCCATGGGACGAGTTGTAGGACGAAGGTTAACTGATTCTGTAGTCACAATAGACTTAGCATCTGCACCATCACCATTGTCTGTAAATTCGTAGCCAGTTACACCGGTAACAGTGGCACTACCATTGCGAACTACAACAGGACTAACAACACTCAGGCTGATAGAATCCTTATTTTGGAATATGTTGCTCTTGGCAACACCAAGACGCCAAGTTTCGCTGACGATTCGATTGTTCAGTTGAATCATGGAATCCGCCACACTTCCTGTTCGAGTTACGCCCAGGCCATAAGTGCCAAACACAGCAACATCTCCAAACTTACGTTCGGTACCAAATTGCATGTATGTAGTAGAACTATCGCCAAAGCTCATCATACCAGAACCCACGTTACCCAGGAAGCCAGCTTTTTCATTCATGTTGCCGAGCTGCATACTGTAGCTGACATCGCCCAGATGCTGTGTAACTTCTGTGGCAAAGCCCGTAGAGCTCTGCATCATTTTGAAGCTATAGTTTTCATTCACAGGAACTGCAATTTCATTGTAGCCCACCGGGTTCAGTGCCAAATATGCACTGCTGGCTCGGTAAGTCATAATAGGATTTGCAACCTGGGCACGAGTCATATCCAGTGTATAGTTACGATTATAACTGTCCAGGCCTTGAACGTTCTGTAGCACACTACTGGATCGCAGACTGATACTGCCGCTGGTGGCTACACCAGTTGAAGTAATAGCTTGGGCACCGGCTAGTCCGTAGCCTTTGAAGTCGGCGATCCTGACAAGGCCTTGCGGTTGTGTAGCACGGTCAAAGTTGACCAGTCCATATCCATAAACTTCATCAACACCAGGCTTGCCCAGGTCTGTGGCAGTATTCTTAACCAAGTGAACGATTTGTGCGGCACTGAGTTGCGGCCAGGCTTGCTTGATCAATGCAACGCCACCGGACACTACTGCGGCGGCTGGACTAGAACCGCTTACTGCACCGATACCATCTGTCGATCCTGTTCGAATACCTGCGGCAGTTCGAGCGGCGTCAGGAACTGCACCCCACATGCCAGTACCAGGTGCTACCACATAAAAGTCTTTGACATAGTATTTGTCTTGGCAGACATTGCCCACAAAGTTAGCACACAGGCTACCTGCTTGGTTACTAGAGGTATTCATAGTCCAGCTACCTTTGCCATCTGCTACTACGTTACCAACAATAAGAACGCGGCCGCCCATGATCAAGTTTCCGTTGGCATCAGTTTGTGTAGCATAGGCCGCTGGGAATTGTGCAAACTTGGCACTGCTATTGCCAGCTGCCGCAACAATGACAGACGACTTGGTAGCATTGGCAAATGCCATCATGTCTTTTACTGTAGAGCCATAAAGGTGTGCAAAGGATCCGCGAGCCACGGAAGTATAGTTACTAGGAGCACGGAAGATGCCAGGACTAACTTCAACGGCAGTAGCCTTAAAAGTAGAATCGTAATTGGCACCAAGACTCAAGTTGATTACACTAGCACCACGAGATTCTGCCCAAGTCATTCCTTTTAGGACTGCTGCCATGTCAATACCAGCACCTGCAAGTCCGTTAGCGGAACTGACGGAACTGTTGGCCTGTGCCAGTAGCAATTGAGCGTTAGGTGCAACACCAACTGTACCCCAACCGTCTAACCGTCCTGCGGCAATACTGGCCATCTGGGTGCCGTGAAGACCAACGACTGTCCTTGTATTACTGAAGTTTGCTGTGGCAATTACATTGCCTTTAATGTCCCGATGATTAGGATCAAAACCGTTGTCAACGATGCCAATGATAACGCCTTGTCCTGTAATACCACGTGCCCAAGCCTGAGGTGCACCTACGGCTGTTAGGAATTTAGTTTGAGTTTCTGCTTCGCGATTAGCAAAAACTTGTGCCTGCACACTACCTGCAAAAACGGATACTGCAATAGCAACTGATGTAAGTTTGAGTTTCATGCGAACTCCTTTGTTTCAATATATTAATTATAGCACCGAATCCAATTTGTGCCAATTAAAAAAGGGCTTAACTATGTAAGCCCTTAGTATTATTTTATTTCAAAGTTTTGTTGAAAAATTCCTGGGTCCGAATTTCGGCGGAATGTGTTGCATCCATATTGAACCTAATAGGCCACTTGCCAATAGCTGTTCCGTTAAAACCTGCATCCCATGCATGGGTAGCATTTTTATATACTACCATTTCATAATTAGGTTTGTCTTTGTGATTTAAGCAACCTTGAATAGGCGTCCAATTATCTTGTTCACCCAAATGAACCAATGCCGGGATCAACGGCTTGTCAATTCTTGAACCAATATAACTACTATCGCAATTAGGGTAATATGCAACCACTGACGAAATTAGTTTACTAGCATCCGGATTGTTAGCAATAGCCAGTGCCACACTTCCGCCATGACTGTATCCGATGAAAGAAATTTTGCCTGTATGCCAGGATTGCTTTTGAATCCATTGTGCTATTTGCTTTGTGTCCTCTACGCGAAGAATAGGAGGGACAGCATTGGCATTCGCGCCGCGAGCACCTGTGCAAACTTCGTCTGAAGTCCAGCCGCGTGGCTTAAACGCATCGTAAAGAATTACATTGTAGTCAAATCGCTGGGCGATAAGATTCGCTCTATTCCTATAACCTTGTCCGTTTGAATCAGAAAACCCTTCACAACCATGGGCCATAATCACTGTAGGTACAGGCTTATTCAAGCCATGTGGCCTAATCAAGATATATTCATTAGACCTAGTTTCTAAACTGGCACAACCAGTAGAAGCCAACATTAAACCTACCAGAGCAATCAAACGAATTTTCATTTGCAATACCTTTATAAAAATAATTGGGGATTGCTCCCCAATTTGATTAGCACACTTCTGCTCGCTTAAGAATAGTAGTCTCTGCCAACTTCTTCCAGTTATGTGCTGACATCTTACGCAGGTCTGCAATCTTCAGCACTGTACGAAGGCTCAGCTCACGCAGTCGGCTACGCTGTTCCCAAACATAGTCAACAATCTGTTCGGCAGCACCTTGTACGAAGTCATAGGAATCCAACATGCCGTCACGAACGATCTGTTTGATACGCAGGAACTTGTCACGCTGAGTATCCATAGTCAGATCCAAATAGTGGCAACGGCTTTCCAATGCATCCAAGTGATCCTTGAGCTTCTTACTGCGAACGTGCTCGAACTTGATGTTAGTGATAAAAATCACACTACCGCGGAACTCGAAACGATCCGGCACACCTTCGCGACGGAGCATAGAACTGTCAGTGTTCCAAGAAATGGTACGCTTCTTAGAACTGTCCAATGCTGCCTTGAGAATGTTCAGGCTCAAGTCGTCCAGCAAAATACTGTCGCAGTCGTCAAACACAAGAACGTTATTGCTGTCTGCATACTGGAACAGTTTGCAATACAAGCCAATGGCACTCATGGCACCTTTGACAACTTCAAAGCGATTCTTACGTTGAGCCATTTTATCAAACAGTGCTGCCTGCTCAAGAACCTTCTCAACTCCAAAGCTTTTGCCAACGCCAGGAGGGCCACTGACAATCATTGCACGAACTGCACCAGTAGTGGTGCCTTCTGCCATTTGGTCCAAGATGTCAAAACGCTCACGAATACGTTCGATGGCAGCTTCTTCAGTTTCAGTATATACTTCGGGTTCGGCAGGCTTGGCAATGCTAAACACACTACCGTCATCTTTAGCAGCCTGGCGGCGTTGGCTGTCTGTCATATCTGCTACAGTAGAACCACTCACAGTAATATCATTCCTTGTTTTAATTTTAACTTTGACTTCTTCAGGAAAGCCTGGGAAGAAGCCATCATTGGCAACCTTGATAAAGAAGCCGCCCTTGGCACTTTCTTTAACATCGCCCAGCAGGCGGAAAGATTTGTTCTTAATCTCAGTATTGCGATACTCGCCGCGGATTACAGTAACTTGAGCCATTTGCGAAACTCCTATTTCGTTTACGATTTAAGTATTATATAACCAAAACCAATTTGTGTCAATTTAGACGGCAGGAGCAAACAGTCGGCTCATGCTATTGAACACTACACGAAACGCACGGCATTCGCGCTCGGTGAGCTCGTTCAAATTGTCTTGCATCTGCATCAGCGTTTCCAAGAGTCCAGGCAGAGCCCAATCTTGTTGGTATTGCTCTACAACATCAAGGGCTTGTTCAAAATTCATTTCTGACTCCTGTTTTGTTACGCTATGTAAGTATTATAGCGCCAAAACCAATTTGTGTCAATTAAGCGGTTTCAGTTTGTAATACAGAAGTATTAACCAATGTGCCGCCATATGCTTGCTGGAAGCAGAGTGCAACTGCCTCCAAGTAAAAGGTGTAGATTTTGCCTTTAGGGGTAATCAACGTGAACTGCATTTGAACTCCTTTTACTACAATAAAGCTATTATAGCAAAGTATCCAATTTGTGTCAATTAAGCAAAACTGGGTTTAGCCCCAAAGAGTGTCGTTGCTTAGAGAGTTGATGTAGTCGTATACTTTTTGCACCGTATCTAAATTTTCGGCGACTTCTTCTGGAATTACAATACCGTGTTTATCTTCCAGGGTTAGTAACAATTCGATAATATCCAAGCTATCACCACCCAGGTCGCCTACAAAGGAACTGTCGCTCTTTACTTGGTCTTCGGATATGCCATAGTGCTTGGCTATAACACTTTTGATGCTGCTTTCTAAATCGTTCATTTTATTGTTTACTCTTTTTCTATTAAAGTAGGAATCCTTTAATTCGTTGACTATTTATAATGATACTTCTAGTCGTATGTCAGTGACTATCATGCCCGGCAGAATATTCATATTACAAAATATAAATATTCGCATGAACACTACCAGATTTATCACTCCAGATGAAATAGACTACCTACGTGTTACCTATGCAGTTGGTAGGAAAAATGTAGGATCTGTAATCACCCAAGACCAGCAAGATACAATAGTAAACAACATACGCAAAGCCATGATGAATGGAGGTATGCATGTTATTGTAGTTTTTGATTCAGATAATAATCCCATCGCATCGTGTCAAGCGTTTGAAGTGCCCAATTTACGTGCTTGGAGATGGTGCGGAATTAGCAGCGTGAAAAACTTTAATCACTACAATAAAACTGCATCAATTCTAGTACCGGCATTTGAGATGATGACAGCTCTTATGGAGTCAAAAGGCTACTATAAATTCTGGGCCATTAATGCAGAAAGTGACTTGAATATTCGATTCAAAATAACCTGCAAAAATAGTCCAATGATGAGCAGATACAGCTATTACGATGAAATGATTATCCCCAAAGGTAAGACTTCAGGGATTCCGTTGTTCGACGGATACAGATTTGCCGCTGATGCTTACGATGTAGTTGTTAGATTATTCATCTTGGACCAACAGCATCGCGGTGAAATATTTAGAGGCCTGGGCTACAGCGACTACAAAGGGTCATGATTAACCCAGAGTAGTGTCTTCCATGCCTGCTACTCGCAGTTTGGTAATGTTGTTGATTTGAAACTGTTTAGCATCAATGGCTTTCATTAAACCAAGATACTTGTTGCGAACCATAGCAAATTCATTGACCAGTAACTGCCATTGATAGACTTCAGCATCGCCGTCTACATACTTTTCAGCATCGCGGCTGCTCAATGCTCTGTTATAGTTTTCAATGAATTTCTTAAAGACTTCGCTACGCTTGCGTCTAAGTTGAATGTTTAGATATTCAAGTATAGCTTCAATCTCTTGGAGCTGATTGAATCTGTGTTCAACTATTCCGGGCATGAGCCTAGAGTTCATTTCTAAATTGCCTTTAAGGCTAGTTTCTAACCTAGCCCCAGACAATTCACTTTCATAATATGAAATGGCATCGGGCAATGCCGTAACATCGTCCGATACCTTTCTATACCAATTACTCATTCGTCGTCGTAGTCTGAGTCGTAATTATCTTCTTCGTAGCCGTCGTCTTCGTCAAAGTCGGCGGTGCTATAAAGGTCAGCAATTACGGTATCAAGAACATTGTCGTTACCTAGCAGTTCTTCGCTGACACTATCCATGTCATAGTGATTTTCTAGGCTACGCAGTAGAGCGCTGGCAGCGTCATAACGTTCTTTTTTGTCAATGTAGGTCTTTACACTTGTCCAGACATCTACGATAAGATTTACTTCATCTTCGTGCAACATGGTTCTTTTATTCTCCATCGGTTCCAGTCGCTGTATTTACTTCTTTAGTCAAATCTCTAAGCATGATATCTGCCATGACCTTATCCAATAAGTCGTTGGTCCAGCCTTTACGCATGGCCTTGAGAATCTCGCCATCTTTAGTTGTGTAAAGATAGCTGTTACCTTCACGCTTGAGACTGCCTTTTTCTTCCAGCATGTCAAACAAACCACTGTAAGGACTCATACCTGTTGCATAAGGAATCTTGACTTGAACGCTTTCAAAAGGTTTAGCATAGCGTGTTTTCATAACTTTACAAGCAGCACGGATACCGTTAACTTCGGTAGTCTTGTTACCATCTTCGTCTTCTTTCAGCTTGAGCTTACGCATAGCAACAACGATAGACGATGCATAGATAAAGCCCTGACCTCCGCTGATCTTGTCATCAGGATCAAACATGTCTTGGCTAGCATAGGTGTGGTTAGTGGCCACTAAACCGATGTTCAAACTACCAAACATATTTACGCAGTTACGAACTAGTGCCGTTAGTGCTTTGGGCTTACGACCCATGTCACCTTTAAGGTCACCTGCTTCGAACTGATTAACGTCTGTGGGAGTTAACAACATACCCAGACTGTCAACAACAAACAGAACCTTGGGACGTTGGTCTTCGGGCAAGGCTTTGTAGTCCGCTACGAACTTGGTAATAGTTTTAGCTACGTCATCAATCATAGCCATGTTAAGTTTCAATAACTTATCTTCATTCGTATCTACGCCAAGAGCGTGTAGCCAGGCTTCGTCGAGAGCGTTTTCGCTATCAACTAAGACAACATAAATGCCTTGCTCTTGTGCGTGACGAACTAGGTTACCCGAACAGATATAACTCTTACCTGCACCCGATTCACCTGCAAACACAGTAACCTTACCCATTGGCACGCCTTTGAAGAAGTCGCCGCTGATTAGATAATTCAGTGTATAGTTGCCTGTGCTGATCCAATCGGTAGGATCATTGAAACCGATGCTAAGACCGTCAATGCTCTTAGTGATTTCTTTTCTAAATTTACTTACGTCAAATGGACGAGCCATGATTTTTTCCTTTTCTGTTTAATTGAGCAAGCCGGCGGGCCTCGGACCACGGCTTTCCTTTTTTAGATTCGCTTAACTTTTTAGCATGTTCTTCTGACCTTACCCTGCCGCGCATTTTTTGTTTGGTTTCTTCGGAGTGGGTATAACCTAACTTAGCCTGTGCTTCTCGCATTTTTTGCCTAGTTTCCTCAGTATGTCTTAGCCCGTAATGACCATTAGAATTAAATTTTCCTTTTTTTGTTTCGGACATCTTTTTCATCCTGGAAATTTTTTCTTCTTCTGTTTCATTATAACTAGTTAATACCTTTTTACCAGTTGCTGGATCTACATATGCTTTATTGAGTCTTAAAGGATTGTTCTTGCTTTCTAAAATTAAACGCTGTTCTTCCCAAAAACAATCTTCATACGAATCATGTTTAGACAGTATTTCTACAATAAAAGAATCTAAACCATATTCTGTTATCATTTGTTTAACTCTCTTAGACGAAGTGAAATAATGCTTCCATAAATCATCTTCTGGATGTCTACATTTGGTAACATTTTCTGTTCTTGATCCTATATAGAACTGCTTAGTGATAGAATTAGTGACACGATAAACATAAGATTGATACACAGTAAGGTTCCTTATAACTATACTGTTTATTTATCAAATCAAATGGTTTTGTCATTTGTTTCTTCCTTTTGTTCTTCGTCGTAGACCATAATCATTCTAGTTAGAGGCTCTATCTGTTTGGCAAAATGATCAGGCATTTCCCTAGTCATCAACTCTAGATGATAATCATCGGGCCAGTGTCGCAACAACCAACTGGCTTGCCTTCTAACATCCTTGGGCACTCTGGGAGTCATATGAGGACTCATGAGCTCCACAAGAAACTTTTTGGTCTGCACCAAACTTCTATATCGTTCGTCTGGTAGTGTCATAGGATACTCTCTGCTCCTAGATAATAAACGCTTTTTAAGCATGAAAAACCCGGGCGATACAATAACCATTTACCGGTTAGTTATCGCAGAGGCCCGGGCCATTACATTACTTTTGTTGACGATTACGGATCATCGCAAGAATGTCGTTGACATTCTTTTTACCTTCTGGTGCAGGAGTGTTGTCTGCTTCGAATGGAGGATCGTCGTCAGTGTCTACCACTGCTGGCTTGGCTACCACTGCTGGCTTGGCAGGAGCGGCTGCACGTGGAGCAGGAGTATCATCGTCGTCGCTGTTAGCATTAGAGCTAGCACCAACATTACCAATGCTTACACCTGCAGGGCGGAAGTGTTGACCCCAACGTTGTGGATCATACAGTTCGCCATCTACGCTAGCCTTAAACATATCATAGATGATGTCAACTTCTTCTTTAGTTGGCTTCTTAGGCATGAAGTCATTTAGATTGAACAAGCCGTGTGTGGCAATAGCCTGAAGTTCAACTTCAGTAAGGCCGCGCTCTTTACGAGCAAAGCTACTGGTAGAATAGTCGGCGTATTGGCCTTTGGTTGTTTTGGTTAGACGGAAGTCTGTGCCGTTCTCAAAATCAGTGAACAGGCTTTCCATGTCTGGATCCATCAATGCACCTTTAACAATGTTAAAGATACTAGGGTTGATGATTAGACGACGGATTGGATTTTCAGGAAGGCTGTCTTCCTGTAGGCTGCTGTTAACAACAAAGCCTTGGAAAATGTAGCTTTTCTTTTTCCAGTATTTGCGACCTAGATCCTCTAGACTCTTATCCTTGAA